CAACTCTCTTACATTATCAATAACTTTTTTTGATGTGTCTAAAACAGCATTACAATCAAACAAGTTTATATCACTTCCACCTGAGAATGGTGTAACTTGCGTATCACAAACAACTGAAGCATCTCTAAAACTTTGTAAATCAATATCAGCAGTTGGTATTCCTTTTCCATATCTCTCGTTTCTTAAATAATCTAATAAACAAAAAGCTGGATTAGCTGAAAATGTTGGTGATGATTCTGCTAAACTTGAATTAAGTGTTACAATCTTTTTACCTTGTACTTTTGCTTGAACTTTTGGAATACTATTAAATGCGTCTTGATTCCAAGTAAATCTAATTGCTAGATATGCCAATCCTGAAAGTTTGTGATTTGAACCCCATGATGATAATGTGCCTAATAAACTTGATGCACTTTGTCCATCAGAACCAAAATGAGGTTCTAGTCTAATCAAACTTGCAGAGTCTTTAAAAAAATTACCATCTGAACTTGCTACTTCAACTTCTGTATTATCAGATAAACTAGATGCAAATGTAACTACTTTATCATCAACTCTTATTTCTGAAATGCCATTTATTTCACCCTCACACATTACAAGTGCCATGTATAAATAAGTATTATCTGTGCCTGAAGTTTCCATAAACACTCTTGTTCCACCAACAAGTCTTGTTCCATAAATTACAGGAATACTTGCATCATTACTTTGTTTGTTGAGTAAAATACCTTTTTCAAAATCATCAAAATCTGTTGTACCAAAATCAGGAATATCAATATCTGGCATTAACCAAGATAAAGGTTTTGTAATTATTTTAACTAAAGACTTAAATACTTTTGTTACAGCTTTAAATATTTTTTTAAATGGCATTATGGTCTACCCCACTTAATATCAAGAACAGTTTGACTTGAAAAATCCATACCAACATCTGTTGAAAAGAATCTTTGTTGTGATGTATTATTTGTTTTTCTACCTGATCTTTTTTCAAAATCAGCCCAATGCGAAACTATACCTAAATTAACTGTGCTTTCATTTTGATTTTCATTAATTGTAAAAGTATCTATCTGACCATCGTATAATAAAAATGGGTCTGCTATCAAAGCATTTGTATCATCTAAAAAACCTCTAAATATTTTTACACTATCATTTACTACATTTTCATTTAGGCAAGTAGATATGAATGTTTGATCTGCACCTGATAATGTTAATGTTAAACTTGTTTTTGTAACATCTGTTTCTTCTGTAAAATTAGAAACTCCTAAAATAAAATCTGATGATGAATATGTTACACTTGAACCTGAAACAGAACTTGTAAGTGGGAAAGAACAATCTGTTATATTTACAGGTGTTCCAAATCCAATAGTGATAAGATGAACAGGTCTAATATCATTTGTCGTTAGTTCGTTCTTTACTGATGTTGTTAGTGATCTCGTCATATTTTTCGTAACTTCTTCTGTTTATCTTTATACCATCAAAAACTTTAAATTTAGCAGTTTTTGTTGGTTCGTTATACTTACCTAAATCATTGGTATTAAAGTTGATATGTTCTTCGTCTATTATTTCTTCTGCAATAGCATCAACATTAATCCAATACTTTACTTTATATTTCATTATAAAGCTTCTTCAACATCTAACTCAAACTGATATAAAAGGTTTCCATCTTTGTCAGCACCTACTACACCAAAATCTTGAATGTCACTTGTAAGATGAACTGTAAAAGGAATATTATCGTATGCAACAGCTTCATCATCTGACAATGCAGTAGTTAATGGTGGTTCTATTGTAACAGTAGCCGCACCTGAAGAACTTGTTACATCTTCAATTACCATATAAATTTTTGTATGCCCATTGAATTTTATATAATCGCCCTTGCGTAATCTGTTTGCTGTATCAGCCGCAAATCCATCAATAGCAATAGTAGTATCTCCAGCAGTATGACTTCCATTAACAGCAAGTGTACCTGTTTCAACTCCTCTAGCATCTTCTATCTCAGGTGGAATAATTGTAAAATTTTCTTTTCTTGATCTTTGTTTCATAATAAAAGCCATCAATTCACCATAAATATCTGATCTTTTTCCTACAATTATTTTTGCAGTAAAAGCAAATCTTTGACCATCTATTTGTCTTGCAAGTTTTTTACCTGAGTCTGATTTAGATATGATTGTGTTTTGGATAGATTTTATACCCATCGTTGAAAATGCAGAACTTGATATTGGGAATGCACCTGACATTATATTAAATTACCTTGACCCTTTTCGTTTAAAGCTTGATTTATTAATTGAGATATTGTTCCTCTTGAATTTACAAGTAATTCTTCAAATCCACTTGCATCAACAGTATTAATATTAAAATTGACATTTACTCCACCACCCATTGAACCCAATCTTGAATTTGGAACAATTTGACCTGATGAATTAGGAACAAACAATTCACCACCTCTACCTGAAGCACTATCTCCAACTATGACAGGTTGGTTTTTCCTTACTGAACCACCTTTGTTAAAAAATTTAAAGCCGCCACCACTTCCACCACCTAAAGCTACTAATGCTAATTGTAATGCAACTTGTTTAGCTTTTTCTTTTGTAATATTTTTTTCTGTTGTTAATCTATTTTTTTCAATTTTGTCCAAATCTATTCCTAATAATTTTTGTATTGCCATTCTCATAATAATTTCAATAACAATAGATAAAGTCTGTATCAAAGCATCTTGCACCATTTTTTTAAATGCGTTACCTAAATCTTCACCAAGCACTATTGCTCTTGCTAAAGCATTTGAAAATCTACCTATACCAGCATTTAATCCCTCTACTATTGTCATTCTAATATCTGTAAATTTATTTTTTAAATTTTCTAATGAAGTTTCGTTTAATTCTTTAAATTTATCTATTGCTTTTTGTGTTGCACTTGGAACAGCAACAGATAATTCATGTTCAAAATCATGTATTGGTACTAAAGTTTCTTCTACTTCTTTTTTAAATTCTCTCATTAAAATTGCATTTTCTCTATTAGTATTTCTCATTGAAATATTTTTATCTATTGCTTTATCTAAACCCTCTAACATCTCATCAATTTCTTTGTTCATTGTTTTAAATGTAGCCGCAGTTGCCGCAACAGAAGCCGCAACAGCAGTAAGACCAACAAGTGATAATCCAGCTAAACCTCTTAAACCAGCTAATACAGGAACTATTGCTTTTCCTAATGAAATAAAAAATGCAACAATTTTTATAGCAATCAAAACTTTAAATCCTGTAATTACTGCATCAATATTTTCTTTTAAAAAAACAAAAAAGTTTGCAACACCTTTAACAGCTTGTGCAAGTGTAGTACCAAAACCTATTGCAATTCTTTCTATAGATTCTGCATTATCAACTAAAAATTTATCTAAATCACCAAACTGTCTTTTTAGTTCTGAAAAAAAACCAGCATCTAACAAAACTCTTTTAAAATTAAATGCTTTATCACCAATCATTGACAAAGTACCCTCTAAAGTTTTTGCAAGTTCATCTGTTGCTTTTCCAAATCTACCACCAACACCAAAAACTCTTTCAAATGCTTTTGCTGTTTCTTCGATTGATACAGCCGCACCAGCTTTGAAACCCAGCATATTTCTTACACCTTTTTCTCTAAATAAATCTGCCGCACCAATACCAGCACTAAATGATCTTTGTATTTGTTCTGCTGTTGTTCTAAAATCTAAACCTGTTACAGCCGCAACATTACCTGTAATCTGCAACATTTTTTGTAGATCATCTGCATTATCTGTGATCGTTGCTAATATTCCTGAACCTCTTGATATTTCTTCTAGTGAAAATGGAACTCTTGATGCAAACTCAGACATATTTTCAAAAGCTTTTGCACCCTCTGTTGTGTCTTTAAGTAAAAATTTTAATCTTGTTCTTAAATTTTCTATTTCTTTTCCTGTGCTAACTAAATTTCTAACAACAAGTCCAGCACCTAAACCAAGAAAAGCATTTTTAACATTGAATACTGCACTTCTTACTTTTGCAAGACCACCTTGTAATCCTTGAAGTGCTTTTGTAGCTTTATCTCTTGCTACTATGTCTATGAATAGTTTTTGACTTGCCATTATTTATATTTCCTTAGTTCAGCTAGTTGTTTCTGAGTTTTATACTCATCTTGTTCTTTTTTCAAGTAAGCTATCCAAAGATTGTAATGGCTAACAGGCATATCTAGTACCTTTTGAATTGGTAGTTTGAGTCTATCAGCAACCACCAACATTGATAAAGTATTGGGGTCGCTACTTACTTTTTTTCAGCTTCTTCTAGTGATGTATCTGCTAAAATCTTATTTGCTACTGTAGCAATAACATTTGAATCTGCTTTTCTTCTAAGTTCAAATTTATCTTCTAATTTAAAAGCTTTTTTAAGATTACCTTTTTCATCTTTTACTTGCAGTTTCATTATTAATAAATCTACAAGAACTGTAAGGTCTTGAAAGTTGCTTGATTTTTTGAAGATAATATTTTTTTCTTCAAGTGTTAAAGGCTCAGAATAAAATACAGATGGATTACCAGCTTCATCTTTCCACTCCTCAACTTCAATAGTTAAAGTTTGTAGAGTTTCAAAATGAGATTTAATC